ATATTCTGCGCTCTTTCGTATAATGGCTCAAAAACGCCAATCACTTGCTCATCCCATTCGGCTTCCATAATCCCGAACTCGCTGGCGAACTGACAAGTGACCCTTTTTCTCAACGCCTCTTCAACTGTTTTGAATTTTAGCACAAAGTTGGTGCTTGGGCAATGCTCGCAGCTGCGACTCTTTTTCTCAACACCGAATATATGTGTTTAGTATACCAGTCGTTGCTATATCGTCAAGTTTTTTGCCTGAAAACTGCTAAAATGTCTGCTTTTCGCCATGTCCTCTCTCATGTCCTCTCACACGTTTCTATCCCTTGCGGCCATAGGCTCACAGCGGTTATTTTTTGCCAGTTTTTAGGTAATTTGCAAGCCGTTCAGCCGCTTCAACTTCCTGTTCTTTGTGGACACGTGCATATATTTGCAGCGTTATACGTGGGTCAGTATGGCCTACCATCTTCTGAACAGTACTAACGGCAACACCAGCAATCAGCAGATTGGAAATGTAAGACTTGCGGAACTTATGCAACGATATAACCGGTGCCAAGTTGTTGTTACGAATAATGGTACTAAGCCACATGCGCGGTTTATCAATGCGAAAACGGTTGCCTGTCTTAGTAGTGAACAGAAGTTGGTGATGAGTTGAAAGCCTGACGTAGCCATATACATAGTCAGGTTGTTCAATTCGCCAGCGTTTTAGCCAATTAATAGTTTCTGAATCAACTGGGACGTCACGCCGGCTTGCACGTGTTTTCGGCGGATTTACCATCAGTCTTCCATGCAGTCCAAGTGATACGGTCTTATTGACACTAATCATGTGTTTTATGAAATCAATGTCTTCCCATTCAAGCGCAAGTGCTTCACCGATTCGTAACCCCGCATATGCTAGTATGCGAAAAAGGACATACTTGTGTAACTCACGCTCTGGGCTTATGCAGTCAAAAAATAGCTCTAGCTGATGCCTATCCCAGAAGTCATCAACGTTTCCCACAGCGTCTTGCACCCGTGGTAGTATCACGCGCTTAGCTGGGTTTTGGCTGATGTAACCTTGCAGTTCAGCATACTCCAACACTCTATTTGCATGGACAAAATAGCGTTTAAACGCGACTGGTGACTCATTAAACCATTTTCTTACTGCCCCTTGCATGTCTGCGGGCGTAATTGCATCAACGTACATGTCGCCTAGGTCAGGCAATATATGCAGGTTAAAGCAGTCACGCGTCTTAGACCAGCTGCTTTCCCTGACTGTGAGCATGTAAGACTTCACCCATTCGTTGTATACGTCGCTAAACTTTAGTCTTTGTTGCTTACTTTCTTTTACTGCCGTCAGAATACCCGCGGCAATATCTTCGTCTAATGCTTTACCCGCGGCGATTGCTTCACGGCGGGTCACATAGCCTCCCTTTGTCTTATACATCTTACGGCCGGTCTTCGGGTCCTCGCCGATATATGCCTTAGCACGCCAGTGGGTACCTCCGCCGGTCTTATACTTGCTTATACTCGCCATTATGCGTCCTTTCCACCGCCAGCAGGTAGTGGACAGGTGTTACTTGCGCTGTTCTACTAGCAACTTAGCCAACGTGCGTATGATATGGCTTTCGGCGTCTTGCAATGTCTTGCCATGCCATGTCATGGTAGCATTCGGAGTTGCCAATTCGATATTAGCTGGCTTGTCGCTCTTGTCAATGTCAGGTACTGTCAAGCCATCATAGCCGTTGGGCATGTCTTCTGTAACCACAGGGTAAGTATCTAGTACACGCCGGATAGAATTCTCATTCTCAATCTTAGGCTCACGCCTGCCATACTCGTAAGAACGGATTGTTGACACTGGTATGCCTGTCAAGTCGGCTAGTGTTTTTTGGCTTACCCTGCGGACAATACGCATTGTGCGTAGTTCCTCACCTATCGGCATTTATTCACCTCCTTGTACAACTTTTTTTACACTTTTTGTTGACACATTTGTATGATAGTGATATTGTGTCTGTGTACTATAAATGTAGCGCATTTGTGCCCTCATGTAAACCGAGGAGGTAATCGCATGGTATTAATCGCGTGGTTTCTTGAGCATCAACTGACACTAGCCGCACTAACGCTAACAGCCCTAGCTGCATTTGCCGTTGGCAAGTATGACCAACAATTCTTGGATGCAAAAAAAGCTACCTCACACGCCAATGTGAAGTAGCCAGTCAGCTAACTGAATAGCCGAAGCAATCAACCTACTGCAAATAGGTCTACACTGATGTATCTCACCTGATACAGCCTCAGTATACACGATTGCTATGTTCGTGTCATGCATACCTGCGCACGGTTAAACAAAAGTCAGGTGGTCAGCTGGAGCCGATGCTATAAAGTCTAGCCGACGCGAGGATCAGTCACCCTCAACTCGTCACTTAGGCGTCCACGGCCTGCTGACTATAAAAAGCGAACAGTGGGGGTGGAACGTCTTGACAGTTCTAACGAACTGTGGGGTCACCCAGCCATACGTCAATCGCGGTGTTTTCACGAGTCCGACCGCAAGCTTAACAGCGAATAAATCTCAGACTCAGGCGTATGGTAGCACGGGCAGGACTGTGCTGGGAACTGGGTGCTGATTGCTAGTGACTGATTACAGCGCTAGTTTCAGGCTGTGTATGAAATTATTGGTGGTGAAGAACCGCCCACAGTGCTTTCCTGCATTGGGGGGGAACTGCCAGAAATTATCAGGGCAAAACAAAAAGACCCCAGCATCTCTGCTAAGGTCCTTAAGGCTAGAACTGAGGTGACCAGTTACCTAATCAGCAGCCTGTCGCCTGGGTGAATCATGCTGTAAATTGTCTTGCCATTGTGAGAAGCAAGGGTGTACATTGACATGCCGTGGGCGGTAGCGATTGACCACCAGCTGTCACCATACTTGACGGTGTACGTCCTGTTGCTATTGGCCGTAGCTGTGCTAGTTGCATTAGCCGTCACTGTAACGTTAGACTTGTTAATCCAGCTTAGTATGCCAGCAAGCAATACCTTAGTCCCGCCGACCTGCTGGACTGTGTAAGTCTTACCGTGAACCCAGCTTGGTATTGCCACGCCGTTAGCCCAGCGTTTGGCACTAGTGTTAACCTTCACTTTAGCACCCTTGGCAAAGCTAGGCTTAACTGCTTGAACGTGCTTGCTAGGACGAGCGATACTTGTCTTCGCTTGATGAGCCGTCTGTAGTATCTCAATGTTAGACTTATCTACCCAGCTTAGTACCCCGGCTAGTAATACCCTGTTTCCACTAACCTGCTGAACTGTGTAAGTCCGCCCGCGTACCCAGCGAGGTATTGCCGCGCCGTTAGCCCAGCGTCTAGCGCCGAGGTTAACCTTTGCCTTAGTACCAGCCGTGATACTAGCCTTAGTCGCCTTGTTGGCAGTTGCCCCGGCTCTAGTAGCTGATGTAGACGTCTTTGGCTTGACTGTGACCTTGCCTTTCGAGCTGGTCGTACTCTTGCCATAGCCATTGTCAGTGATACCTGTCAGGTCAACGCTGGCGTCTAGACCCAGAGTGCTATAAGCATCTGTGAACTGCCACATATTTATGCCTGCATAACTCGGTAAGTAGTTAAAGTTTGGTGCCGTGACTGTCCTTGTCGTTGGGTAGGAAGCAATCCATAGGCTAGTTGGAAAGGCCTTATTAATCTGTGAGTAGTAAGTATGGTCGTTCAAGTAATACTTACCAGAGTATAGCACTGGCGTATACCCCGCGGCCTTTACCCGCCGTAGCCCGTACAGTATTGCATTAGTGTTGGCCTGCTTGTTGCCAGATGCACCGGCTTCATAGTCCAATGCAACGATACTGCCCTTAGGCGTCTGTACCATAGGTAGGAACTTATCCATTGCCGCTTTAGCAACAGGGATACTACCACCAACCTGATACCAGATGTAGGTATGGGCGTGCTTGCCAGCCGCAATAGCCGAACTTACCTGAGTGCGATAAGTGCTCTGTATGACATATAGGCCGTTATAGGTGCCCCCTACCTGAGCAATGACTGCCTTACTTGGAGCGTTGCCATACTTACCATAATTGCCTTGATAAACCGACCAGTCAAGCACGATGTCCCCCTTGGCGGCAGATACGGTAGTCGTGCTGGCAAACGAAAAGGCCGCAAGGAATGCGACCCCAAGCACGATCAGTTTAGTTTTCAGCTTCAAGTTTACGCCCCCTTTGTGATCTTATAGGTACTCTCGATGAAGTCCTTCATGCTTGCATACGCTGATTCAACGGCGTTAGCTATCGTTGCTTCATCAACAGCGGTGAACCCTAGTTTAGCTAAGCCGGCTTTAACGTCTGCTATCGCCTTAGACTTCTTTACAGCACCGGTCACTGCTTCGGTAACGCCTAGTTGCTCAGCCGCTACTACCGCCGCTTCTGCCAGCGGCTGGATTACTTGAATAAGGCTTACCGCTTGCTTGTTCTTAACGATTGCATTGCCGATGAATGCCATCACGATTGGTATAATCGCAACCGTTATCTGTATGATTAAGTCTTTCATGTGCTTACCTGCTGTTATTTATATGAACTTTTCGACTACGTAAATGAAGATGGTTAGGCCAATAGTCCCACCAATGACGCCCCAAATCGTCCACACCATCTTTTTTAAACTGCTTATGTCTCTTGCATTGTCAAGGCTGGTGTTATAAGCCTTTTCAGCTTTTTCGTCAACGGAAGGTAAAGATGTCAATTGTTGCTTTATCTGAGCAATATCCTCTTTAATCTCCATTAGCATTTTTGTTTGCTCGTCCACGGCGGTCACTCCATTGTTATTTGTTTGCTGGCGACGTAGTCATTACCGGTTATCTGCTTATACTCATCAGGCGTAATCATCAGCCCCACATAAGGCTCAATCGCAATACCCCAGCCATAGAACTGGGCTACCGTGTCGTAATTCGTCATGATGCACCCCCTGCTTTAAGCTGTGCCAACTCTAATGTCAGACTGGCAATCATTTGTTGTTCTGCGGTTGGTGTCACTTTATTCAACTCGGCCTCTATTTCTGCCGCCTTGTCAGCATCCAGCACAAGGTGCCCATCCGTCAGCTTAGTAGCTCCGGGTACCAGTGTCGTCAGCTCATCCGCATACAGGTCTGTGTCACCAGCTGGATCAGTGCCGGCGCCGGTCACATACCCATCCGCATCTGTTTCGACCGCGCACCGATATAGCAATGCTCCATCTGTAATCTTGCTGATGCCCGGAATGATGCGAGACACCACTGCATCGGCCACTTCCACCGACGTGTCACCATCACGGATACGGGTAGAGGCCTGTGTGATGTAACCATCAGTGTTGGCTGTCAATACAATCTTCATACTCCCACCACCATTCTTAGAACCCAATTTTTGGACGGATCTTTTGCATTGAAATCATTACCTTGAATCGTCGTATCTTTGGGATAAACGTATTTTTGAGAATTTGTTTCACCTGTTGAAGATGCCAAGGTGACTATTGTGCCTTGCCCTGAATTTGTAGCAACAAATGCTTTGTCGATATGCTGAACCACCCATTGTGCATTGCTGACAGCACCATTTGCAAACCAGCTCCACCACAGATCCCAACCAGTAAAGCATTGGCTTATAGGCATTGATGGCGTGATTGTGTGGCTGCCTTGCATATACAATGCGCCAGACCAAAGCAAAGCGCCTGACGTCGCATTAGCAATGGCAACCAAATCATCGGTTGTAATCTGATAGGTTTCAGCATCTCCATCTGTTTTGACGCTGATGCCGAGTGAGTTCACAGATACCGATTCATCATAAATTCCAGTGCTGGAAACCATTGTTCCATTACCAAAAGTGATACCGTTTGTGTCGAAAGCACTTTGATACTCTACAGTGCCATCTTTTCGGTAGGTAACAACTTGGCCATCCTTAATGGTGACCAAATCGCCATCAGAATTGGAAGATTCAAAAACCGAACCTTTGAAAGTCACCCCTTCAAAGCTCATCCCCTTATACGTTGCCGCCACAATCAAGCTGGCACTGATAGGCGTCGCCACCCACTTTGTACCATCAGAAACATACACAGCGATACACTGGCCACTCGAATTGAGCATCCAGAATTGGCTATTGGCTGGCGCTACCGTGGTGGGCAGGCTGGTGCCCTTGCTGTAGGATGTGATGTCATTACCAGCAGGCCCTTGAGGTCCCTGTGGTCCCTGTGGTCCTTGAGCGCCTTGAGGTCCTTTTGGCCCTTGTACACCTTGTGCGCCGGTTGCACCTGTACTACCTGTTGCCCCTTTTTCGCCGATTTTGCCAACGGAATAACCAGTCTCTGTCGTGTTATCGGTGTAAGTCCAGACTGTCCGAGTCCAAACAAATTGGCCGGCTGTAGCGGCTGGTGGTGTAGACACCCAGCCACTCGTGGGTGCTGACGTGCCTGAGGTGGAGGTTGCGTAAGTGATAGTAGTGGCCTTAATACCTACGCCGTCTTTACCTGCAATACCATTTGAACCATTGTTGCCGTCTTTAGCATTGTAACTGACAGTGTAACCAGATTCTCCGGTGTTATCCGTATAAACCCAAGTAGTCTGCGTCCACAGATACTGCCCCTTGATTAGCGTGGGAACTTGTGCAGTCCAACCAGTAGTAGGCGCTGTGGTGCCAGAAGTGCTCTGTACATACATAATCTGCGTTGACTTAATACCTGTGCCGTCTTTGCCAGCGATACCGTCCTTGCCAGATGCACCATTAGCAGCAATACCAAAACCAGATTGAACAGCGTAGAGTGTTCTATTAGCACTATCACTTGTGTCAAGTAATTCATAGCCTTGGCGTAAAGCCAAGGGATATTTACCAGTAGAGTCCTTGCTCATGCCAATAAAGATATGTACAACTCTAGTAGAAGTATAGGGTGCCATATCAGGATTACCGCCACAAGCATTTAGAGCATTCCTTAGAGCAGTTGTTATTGAACTAGCATCAATAGCAAAGACAACAACTACCTTGTCTACGAGAGCTGTAATATCCTCAGCTAGGGTATCCGCTAGGGCAGGTGTTGCGTGGTCATCATAGTTCTTCACTGTTTCAACTTGGAAGGTATCCTTGTTAATTACTACAAGGTTATGTCCTCTACCCCAGCTATTAAAACCACCGCCTGTAGAGATACCAGGTACTTCTTGTCCACTAATCCATACGCCAGGAAGGGGATTGGGATTAGTTTGATAAGCAGCAGATGTTACCTTAATAGTCTTTGCGGACTCACCTTTGTCGCCTTTTGGTCCTTGTACCAATTGCCAAGAATAAAGCGCTGGATTGGTGCTATCGGCTTGTGTGAAGTCTGTATAACTACCGATGTACTTGCGATAACCCGGTGTATCGAGTGAAAAATTGGTGTTCCCATCACTGCTATCGGCGTAGGCAATATGGAAGTAAGGTGTTCTACCGTCAGCACCGGCTTTACCCGGTGTACCGTCTGCACCGTCTGCACCTTTAATCAGTGACCAAGCATACTTAGTTGGGTCGTTACTATCTGTGGCTGTGAAGTCCACATACATACCGATATAAGTCGTTGAATCAGAAGGCGTTTGTGTAAAACCAGCACCTGTGCTTGAAGTTCCGTAGGCAATGTGAGTATATTGGGTTTTGCCATCTGTGCCTTTTGGACCGGCAATGCCTTGATTACCTTGAGGGCCTTGTAACCCTTGCAAACCACGGTCACCAGTATCGCCCTTATCGCCTTTTTCACCAGCTTTAGCCACAGAGTAACCAGTTTCACTAGTTCCATCTGTATAGCTCCAGATGGTTCTAGTCCACAGATAACTGCCACCAGCGACACTAGGAGGATTGGAAACCCAAGTTCCAGTTGGCTTCACAGTTCCGCTTGTGCCACCTTGGTAAGTAATGGTAGTGGACTTAATGCCGACACCATCCTTGCCGGCTGGAATTTGACTAATCATCTGGGCCATCTGCTTAATCTGTGTGGAGGTCTGATCATGCTCAATTTTAAAGTCGCCTAGTGTCAACGTGCTGCTGGACGGCATCGAGTAACACTTGTAAACCTCAATGACGGTTGCTGACAAGTATAAGTTTTGCGCTTCGTCCTCAACATTCACGACGTCACCCTTGGTCAGTTCACTTGGCACCCTAGCCATCGTGACGGTGTAGTTTACAGCCGGGTGATTATACGTTTTCAGGTCAGCCAAAGCGGACTGCAGCAGGGTGGCTTGCGTCGTAGCTTCATAGGTCTTTACCATCTGTAAGTGGCTAGATTCTGGCGTTGGATTGGTATTGCTCCGCAGCCTTGACCATGTGCGGATCGCGATAGTGTCGCGTAAGATACCGTCAGTACCGAGCACAAACCGGCCTGTGCTATCTGTCCACTTGTATCCCGCGAGGTTAAGCGGCGCAGTCTTGCCGTCTGGCGTTGCACCATAGGCTTTAATGCTTGTGTGCAGGTCAGCTGTACTGGTTTCACTCAAAATCTGGCTAATGTCAGTGCCTTGCCGCAGTGTGATATTGGTGTTACTACCCAGCTTGTTTACTACATTTAAGTAGTGATGTACAGGCTCTAGCCCGTTGATCTCGAAGGTGAAGTAAATTCTTACGCCGAAGTCATTTGCGACTTCCAGCATACGGTCATAGCTAGTTTGTTCACTAGTAAACTCAAGCGTGCGTACACTGGCAGGGATTTCGTTGAGGCCAAGTTCCCAGCCAGAATCATAAGTAAAAGCATTAAAATACTGAGCAAATGTCATCGCTTTAGTCGCCGTGTACCCGCCAACAATCTCATTTTTTAGATCATTCCCGGCGTCATCGGCTTGAAAGTTTATTGAGCACCCGGTGTTGTCAACTTGCGTGTTTTGAATGGTCATAAAGTGACCAACACCACGGTCGTCTTGGTACAACACATAGTTACCGCCCTCGCCAACAACCATGGCAATAGCATCATTCAAGTCAGCTTTGGCAAAGTAGATATTGCCGGTCAAAGCGACAGTACTTGCTGTGGTTGACTGTGCTTCAATCTCGCCGGCTATTCTAAACTGTCCGCGCTGAGTACTTGCTATACCCAACAAGTTGTACTGCCGATCAGTAAAGTAAAAGTCCATTTATACATACGCCTCCTGATAATAAATGTTTACCCTTGGCTGAGTCGCCCAGCTGCTACCATCAACTGTAATTGTGTTAGCACCCGGCGTCAGATAGAAGTCGTCCCAATGATTACCAATCTCTTGCAGGCCGCGGTCCTCAACGCCGTTCACTAAAATCTTTTTGCTTTGCGTATCAATTGTGACCACATCGCCGTCCGCAAACAAATTTGGGATGTCAGTGACTGTCGTCTCGTTTTCCCATGTAAATTGAGAGTCTGTTAGCTCAATGTCAAGATCGGCCTTGTTGGAATATTTCTGCGGCCAAATGGTTACGCCGGTAATTTCCATCGCGCCAAGCTCTGCCATCGTAGTTGACCAGCGCCAGCTGTGTTTACCATTTATCTCGCTTAACTGCCAAGTTATGGTGTTACCCCTGCGTGTTATCTTAGCCTCCAGAAATGTCTTCCAACTGGCTGGAATCACATAGGATTTAAGCGTAGGCGTCCCAACGACGCATTCAAAAGTACGATTTTCTGACTTGTCACTAGAATCGCGCAAGATCGCGGCGATACCGCTTTGACCGTTATTTTCAAGATTAAACTCGACGCGGCCGAAGCCCCTTGTCGTTGGCTGAAAGTCAACGCGGTTAGCAAAGGTAAAGTACCCGGTTCTGATACCATTGATATTAGCCGCGATATCCCCGTGGATAGCTGGGCCATGCCAAACAGCAGCCGAGTTTGACGCCCAAGCTGGTGTAGCCACTTCTTTACTTGACCCCATACCAAATTTGAGCGACCCGTCAAATGTATTAGGATACTTGCTGTCAAATAGTCTGTACGGGTAATACGTCACACAGCTTGTATTTATCCCGGCGCCAGCCGGCTTGCTTCGGTAGCTCCACCAGAGCGCCCTGTCAGACTTGGTGCCGTAGATTTTGTCAGGCGATTCAGCATCGCCAAACTCAAGGTAGCCGCCGCTTGAGCTTGCAAGGCCCAAAAATCCATTGTCGCCGTGCATCGTGGCCGTAATAACGGGGTAAGACTTATAGCTGCCATTGTTATTAAAGCTGATAGTGTCCGTGCCATCAGTGTTTGTGGCTGTGGTGGTGGTTAGGCTGTGGGCGACGCCGTCCGGAACGATGAAGCTAAGGCTGATGGTACCTGCTCGCCAATCCTCAGCCAGTGTCGGCTGACCGTCATAAATCGCAAGGTAGTACACGTCGCTGTCGTCACCAATGATTAGCTTCGCTGGCTCGCTAGTGTCAATCGCGGCGCCTAACTCACGGCGTAAATCAGCCAAGTTCGCATTTGTGACAATACCGGTCACCGTAATAGTCTTAATGTCACGTGACATATACTGCCATAGCTGACCGTCTGACTGTCCGACCTTGACCATGGTGTTGCTGTGAGCGGTCCCTACGTTGCGCTGAACGTCCGTGACATCGAGCCAGCGACTCAGCTCGACGTCGTTATAGACCAAACTTATTACCGTCATAATTACCTCCTAAATCTAATCCTGCCAAGCCGTGCGGAAGCTGTTCTGACGGTCGTTATAAGCCTTTACCTTTGGCGCTACCTTCGGATAGAACTGGTCATCGCCGATTTGCACGTTGAACGATAGCTTCGTCATCAGCACACCTAGAGCATTAATAGCGGCGATAAGGTCGCTGTTATCACTCGCTGGTGCTACCTGTATCTGCGCCGATGCTTGATTGGCATTAATCTGCTGAACAGCTTGGCCCAGCAGTTGCCATGCGCGACTAGCCTTTGATGCTGACAACGGCACAACCATTTCAGGGCCAGCCTCACCGCCGATAGCCAAGCGGTTACCAGCAGACAACAGCGTTGGCGTGTTGATAATGCCGCCATTGGCGTACCAGTCCACGCTAATGTGAGGCAACTTGTGATGCTTTATCCAGTAAATCGGGTTCATACTGCCGGAAATGTCAAAATGCGGCAGCGGAATGTGTGGCAAGCTGATGTGGAAGTTGAATAGTCCTTTGATTCCACGCACAAGGCCACCAAGCAGAGACTTAGCTGTCTGGATTGGGTGCAGAATAGCATTCTTAATACCATTAAAGATGCCACTCACAAACCCGCTTAAGCCACCCCAAACACTCTTTATATGACTGGCAACCCAGTTGACGACATTGCCTACAACTGACTTAATTCCTCCCCACACCGCTTTGAACACACCAGAAATAGCGCTCAAGCCTGCGTGAATGACTGATTTGATTAGACCGATTCCTGCTACAACAACCGATTTAATCCCATCCCATACTGACTTAACAACATTCTTGATGTCTTTCCAGACATTTTTCCAGTTGCCGTCAATCAGATCGAGCCCAAGCTTGAACACAGACTTGAAGATGTTAAATCCGGCTTTAAATACCGCTGAGATGTACTTAAAGTACGCTTTCGCTATGGTCAAAACGTTCTTAAACGTTGCTGTGAAGAGCTTTCCCAGCATCTTGAACAGTGGCGAAGAGCTTATACTCTTCCACAGGGACGCAAAGCCTTTAATCACTGGTAATAAAGACTTGTTCGCATCAAAGCCAATGCCTGCTAACCATGAGTTTGTTGGGCGCTTCTTTGCATTCCAGCCCTTGACGAACGTCTGTGCAGCCTTACCACCATATCCACCAACAACTTTACCAATGGAGGCGCCAAGAGCCGCTCCCAACGGTCCGCCAAAGTAAAGGCCAATGCCACCACCTATTGCAGTACCAATCCCCTTACCAGCATCTTTATACTTCGCCGTGGAGGACTTATCAGTGAATGCCTTCGCAATATCGACGCCAGCAGAAGCGACTACGCCAGCACCAGCCGCAACTGTTGCGACCTTGCTACCTGTTGATAGATTGCTAAACCCGCCGGCTGACTTCATAGACGTTGTCAACGTACTTGCAACCTTACTGCCGAGCCCTGATTCTCCTAGCTTTTTCAGCTTGTCGTAAACAGTGCCAACTGCACCGGCAAATTCAAGCACCTTTTTTGTCGCCCACAGTCCAGCCAGAACTTTTACCGTGGTCTGAATGCCACTCTTGTTCTTTACAATTTTGTCGAGAATGTCGTGAACAGTACCAAGTGGGTCCTTCATCGTTTTAGCGTTCTTGCCGCCAACGCCTAACCATCCAGCAATGTCTTTGATCGTCGTCTTGGCGATTGACCAGACTTCAGCACCGGCAATTTTGGCAATGTCCCACATGTCGCTGGCGATCCCAGTTACGTCTTTTTTGTGGGCGGAAATGTAGTCTAGGCCTTTTTTAGCCATGTTCGCAACGTATGCCATACCCTTGCCAAGGCTGGTAGCCGCGTTTTGCACAACTGGGCTAGTTATCAAAGACGATAAACTTTCCATGCCTGAGTTTTTAACCTCAAGCAACGGTTTCGCCATCTTCGCCTTTAAGCTCGTCCAACCACCCTTAATTTGCGCCATTGCACCCTCGGCCGTTTTGCCGTAGGTTTTAAAGGTGTCACCCGAGGTTGTTCCAATTTTGTATAGCAAATTTTGAAAGTCAGCGCTGGAGATTTTACCCTTGGCAACCATAGTAGCAAAAGCGCCTTGAGACACCCCAGCCGCCTTAGCAAGCTGTGCGCCTAATGTCGGCGCCTGCTTTTCAAGCCTCGCTAATCCACCAGAAGTTAAGTCACCGCTGGCGACCACTTTTTGCATGGATTTTGCCAGTGTGTCCATGCCTGAACCGCCGATGTGAGACGCTGTGGCAATGCCGGCGATACCCGCGGAAATAACTGTTGTTTTTTCCGTCACGCCGTGGGTGAAGCTGTCAACGGACTTCTGCATTGTGTTTATTTCCGTGCCACTCGCTCCGGTTTGTGCGCGGAGGTAGCTCATCTGGTCGCCAAGGATCTGAATGTCATTGGCATTCTTACCCATGTTCTTCCAGGTATCATTAATCTTTTCACCGGCCTCATCTAGCTCAAGGCCGCTTGTGATTGTTGACTTGATACTGCTGGTGAGCGTGCTGAAGCCATTGCTAATTGCATTGGTAACCAGACCACCAGCCACAATCTTCTTAAATAGGCTTGGTGTCTTCTTCGCCTGTTTGTTAGTGCACTCGATTGCAGTCTTGATCCGAGTAAATACAGACGGGTTGGCCTTCTTCATGGCAGAATCTAATTCAGTCATGCTGGTTTTAGCCTTTGCCAAAGCAGTAGCCGTCTCATCAACACGTACCTTTTGCGTAAGCCATGCATCGGAATCTTTACCACTGGCAGTTGCGACACGCTCAAGCTCTTTTTCTTGTGCTGACAGCTGCTTATTCAGGTTACTAATGCTGTCCTTGTAGCCCACCATCTGCGCTTTATTGGCTTCTTGCTGCTTACCTTCAGCCTTCAGCCGCTCGACGTAGGCGTTAGAGACCGTGGTAATCTGCTTGTATTCAGTCTGTAAGCCAGCCAACCCTGACTTTTGGTATTCAAGGGAAGACTTTGCCCGCGACTGTTGGCTTTCCAAACTTTTCAGCTGGGTAGTAGCGGCGTCAATGTCCTTCTGGTATTTGAGATAAGACTCAGCGCCGGCTTTGGTCGTGACGTCTAGGCCTTTTTGCTTCTCACGCAGGCTCTCAATTTTGGCTTCCTGAGCCTTGATGCTATCGCCAAGGCCCTTATACCGGACTTCGGCGGCTTTCAGATATTCGCCGGTGGACTTGAGGGCGACTTCCTGCGACTTCCACGCGGCTTTGGTTGAGCTGATGACTGCGTTTAAACTTTTGAGTGACGTTTCAGCTTTTAGCGTGTCGAGCGCTACCTGCGTTGACATCTCAGCTTGAACTTTTTGCATGCTTACACTTCCTTTATATACAAAAAGGGATAGACGGCTGTGGTATACCGACTATCCCATGTGTCATTCTGCGTTACATCAAGCCCAAACCCTTGAGCATTTGTTCGGGGTCTTGCTGGCGATCCTCTGGCTTTTTTGCCGTTTGAAGCTCCAGCAGGTCATAGAAGTCACTATCCAGCCATTGCTCAGGCGTCCAATGTAGATATACCAGCGTGTCTTGCCCCGACAGCTTGAGGTCTTCGAGCTTGTTTTTCAGCTCAAACACTACCTGACGCTTATTCGGCTTCGCTTTTGTCGTCCGCCTGTTCTGCCTCTTTTGTTAATTTGGCAATGTCGTCATCGCTTAATCCCTGAACGCGAAGAATAACGTCATTAGCAATCTCAACAGTCTCACTGAACTCTAGGTCGTCTAGCTTTTCTTGTTCTTTCTCGTTCAGCTTGAGCGTGTCAGTGATGTAATTCATCACGTCATCAATCAGCTTCTGCTGCTGTTTAAGCTGTTCTACCGGTGTCAAGTCCATATCTTCAGCGTCATCAATCTCTGCCATCATCAGCTGTAAAGATAACGTGGCCTTCATGACCCTGTTGGTCACCTTGACGAGATGCTCGCGATTACTCAGCTTAGCTTCTTTAATTTTCATTGTTTATACCCCTCGTTTATACACTATTTAGTATCGTTGTTATGCCGGCCATACCATCGCAGGTATACAAGGCGCTTGCGTCGGCTCACAGACCACCAGTTGCGCGGCGGCGTATGATTGTCTACCCTTTGGTGCTAACTCGCGTCAGAATCGCGTCTGAGAGCACGTTTACTTGCCAGTACCTGTGCCAGCAGCCGCTACATAACCACCCATGACATCCTTCAGCATTGCCGCTTCATCGAATGCCGCGTCTTTGCTGTAATAAATCTTGAAAGGTTTATGGTCAAATGCGATTGTATCTAGCGCGCTGATTGTCAGCGTGTCATCCACGATTTGCTTATTATCATCATTAGTCTGGACGTTAGCCTCAGATTCTACCGCCGTGCAGTTACCAAAGCCAAAGTAAATACTGCCACCTGACAGACTGCCCGATTCAATCAGAACCGCAATGTGAGCAGGTTGATCGGATGGAGTCCAACCGCCCTTATCATCGCTCACAAAACCTTTAATCTTTTGTTTAGTGTCAAAGTCTAGGTTGAGACCGTCCCATGCAATTTGCGGAGAAGCCGCCCCGTATACTACCTGCTGAGATACGTTATTCCCATATCTCTTAGTGCTAGAGCCAACCAGACCAGTAATATTCGCGGTCTTCGAGCCCATATCTTTCGTGTCTACCTTGTAGATGCCATCTTCGCTAAGCCCTGCATCACCCTTCAGAATCTGCTGGGTGGTTGGGTCAATCAGTGCAAACGACACCATGTTTAAACCTACAATAGCCATTTAATTACCTCCAATGTTCTTTTCTCTACTAAAATAAAAAGTATTGCTCAATTGCTGTGTGTCAGGATCTAACGTTCGCTGACGTACTGCCGAGGCTTGCCAACCGGCGTGAACAAACGCCTTCATTAGTGCTACTTCTAATGCCTCTGGGTCGCCGCCGAACTCTTGCGAGTACCAAATCTGTACCTCAACTTCCTGGCTTAGCCGCCAGAAGTCACCGTTGCCATACCCGCTGGGGGAATTGCCGGCGTCTGTAACCAGTACGACTGTCTTGTCTAGGCTATCTGCAACTTCTTTAGGTAAGTTGTTGCCATAAATAGCATCAATGCCAGATAAGCCGGAGGTGTTAACCAAAGCAACCGCATCATCTACTGCGCTCATTTGTTACCGCCTCCGTTCAGCTTCGCTATAACCTTTTTGTACTCTTCAAATTCAGCCGCTAATACTTCATCACGCGCATCATCTCTAGCATTGTCCACGAAGTGGTCACCGCGAATGAATTTTGTGCCGTCATTGAGATATCTGGCGACAAATTCTTTCTTGGTGAACCCAGCCATGGACTTACCGTCGTGCCTGCCGTCAACGTCACCAGTTGCCGACGCAATGTCATCGCTCAAATGACCGTAATTGCCGCCTGACCCATTTGTGTTTGGGTGCTTCGCCTTGGTGACCTCTGTTAGCTTGCTGGCTAGCACATCTGCACCAGCTTTGGTTATCTTTTCCTGTTGCTTTGCTGTCAGCTTAGCCGCTTGTTCAACCTGCTTTTGCCACTGGCTTAATGCTTCGTCTAAATCCATTGGCTATGCCCCCTTAGTTACCTTAATGAGGGTTAAGTAATCGTAGCGGATAGCGTCGTTTGAATCGTCTGGGCTAATGTCTGAAATGTTGTATACAATGCCAGCTATTCTTGCTTGTTGTTGGCTTACGTTTCTGGCGTCATGCCGGACAATAATCGTGATTGAGTTATCCAAGTGTGTACCAATTAACGTGTACTGCTGGGTGAGTGTCCGTTTCTGCTGTTTGTAATGCAAGCTATAAGCTGGCACGAAGCTGCTTACATTCAGCCCCGCTTTTGTCGTGTGTGACTGCGGCTTACCTAGCTCAACCGTTCGGCTAAAATCTGACGGCTTAAAGTTAGTTGCCATTGGCGTCACCACCTGCTGAACTAGCTTGGAGATGAGTAAGCATCATCAACAAGCCTTTTGGCATACCATCAGCTAAACTTCGGTCATAGTACATCGCCTGTGTGAGTGTTTTGACGGCTGGAATCAGCAAGGCATCATCAGCGGGGGCGTCACTTGACCGCTTTATAATCTCAACGGCGGTGTTGGCCAGCGTTGTGATAGTCGTCAGTTCGGCGTCATCAAGGTTTAACTCGCTCAGTAACTCGGCGGCGATGACGCCTGTATCAATTGTTGTTTCTGCCATTGCTACACCTCCTGTAAGGCCGCCCGACTAATTATTCAGCCGAATTACGCTATTCAATGGCGACCGTTTGCTTACTTGGTGTTAGGCTTACTTGCCAGAAGCTGGGGTGATAGCTGGGTTGAAAGTGATAAACTTACCAGCGGCGGTGTCAGCAGCCTTAAAGTCTGCCCGCAGTGCTGCCAAAAGTACCTGTTCAAACTGTTCATTGCGGGTCCAGCTGAGGTTGATATTGCCGCGGACTGCTTCAATCACAAAGTTTTTAACACTTCCGACAAACGCCACGGCATCTCCGGCCTTGCCGAGCACGTCATCAGCGACGATCACCAGTGGGGCACCGAACAGCGTCTTACCAGATGGAGACGTAATGGAGTCTTGAAGCAGGTAGCGGCCTTCGCCGTCCTTCTGCTTATCAATCGCGGCAAAGAATGACTCACTGGCAACGAACATGCGGTCAGTGTAGTTTGTCAGACCGCGGTTAAATGCGTCCTTGATGTCGTCAATGCTAGAAGCTGCAACAGGCGTAGCTGTCGCCAGAACAGTGCCAATCTTGTGCTGTTCGGTCTGGTCCTTGATGTCCTGAACATACTGTGTAAGCAGGCTGGTAATGTTAGGATAATCCTGTGTCATTTCAAGGCTGATTGGTAGAGAGCCGCGCAAGGTTTGCACGTCATAGTTCACTTTGTCGATCTGTGCATTGGCCAACTGCGGATTCTCGGCGAGTTCTGCGGCGCTGACCAATTGAGCGCTTGCCTTATGCATCACAGGCAGCTTGCCGGTCGGCGCGCTGACCTGAACCTTAGTCACGTAGCCAGATAATTGTGCAGCGTCTTTTGGTTGCGCCATAACGTCCAAGACCTGAACGGGTAGGACTGCTTCACCGGCGGCGGAGTCAAAGCCCGCAGCGTCGCGCTTAATTTCACCAGTCCGCAGGAAGGATTCAAAATCCCTTTGTTCCTCGGTCTTTACGTTATCTTCTGTTAAATTTTTAGCCATATCTTTATTATCTCCTTCATTATCAGCCACGTCTTCCGCTGGCTTATCTTCATCTTTTTCTTCATCATCAGCTGGGTCGTCATCACCGGCGTCATCTTCGGCGACTACATCGGCAACCGTTTGAGGTATGCTGGCCAATGCCTGAACCTGTTCAGTTAGCTTTCCGACCATATCAGTAAGCGTCTTGATAGCGTCCTTGTCATTGCCCTCAGGCTTATCCGCTGGTGTAACCTCATCAGATTCTGCCTTGGGGTCAACCTGCTTGTTGTCTTCTTCTTTTTCTAGCTTATCTGCCATGTCTTTACCTCCGTTATTCTGTAATGCTTGATAGTCTCGCTGTACTTGAACGCTTGTCTGCGTGTATGCTGGAATTGGCGTTAGGGACAACTCATTCAACCGCTCAATTTGTGTTATTGTATGTATGGTCTCACCATCGCGATAGCTCCAACTGTCACCGCCTGGCGCAATGTTGAACCCAATGCTTACACCTTTGACGTTACCAGCGATAATGTTATTGTATACATCATGTGCCAGTGTGGTATCAGGCAGTTCAGCCTCGAAGTACAAGCCTTTTTGGTCAACCTTTAGGCTTAGCGTGTTAGCATCTACCCTTGCGAGAATGTTATTAAAGTCATGCGCATATAGCAACAGTACGCCGCTTAGGTCAACGCCGGATAAAGCATTTGGCGAGATATACTCTATGAAATCGCCTTTTAAGCTCGGCTGGTCCCACACAGCGCCATAGCCGCTTAGCTTCATCACGCCTGTGGTATTATCGCGGGTGAGTTCGGCGTCATACGTGCGAATATCTGTGTTAACCATTGATTACACCTCGCTTTATCAGCATCGCTTGCGCTTGTTCAGCAGTGATAGCTGGTGTAGTGCCGCTCAGCAGCTTAGACACTTGGTCAATCAGCAAAGAATTGTCAGCATCTGTCGCCTGCGCCTCGTCGATATTCACGGTGACGCCAAACTTAGCACTCATTTCACTCTCAATTGGCTTTACATAACGTCTTAGCGTGTTAGCATATAATGACTTTGTTTGGTCAAGGCTTGATTGCTGGTCACCTGTACCATTGAGATAGGAATCTGGCACGCCAAATGCTTTCGCAATCTCAGTTTTGCTCCAATTTCCAGCGGTTAGGAACTTTGCAACATCAGCATTAATTGCTAAATTTTGAACGTCATAGAGCTGATCGAGAACCATAGGCCGTCCAGCATTGTCACCCGTGTTGGCGGATTCAAACGCCCTTCGAGTTGCTTCCTTTTCTTCTGATGATAGAGCACCCTCAGCAACTTTAATAACAGTTGACGGATTGATAGCATTCTTAATAGTTGATAGCGTCAACTTGTTTGCAAAGTCCTGAATGTTTACCTGTGTGGCAATTGATTCTAGTGGACTAATGCCGAGGAATTGCAAGCCGTTACTGCCGCTTGTCATCAGCCGAAAATGTAACATGTTTGCACTGGGATAATTGATAGTGCCTCGCTCGTCTCCCCAGTTGACGCTATACGAAATGTCAGCGCTACGGTCAGCAAGCGTGACAACAACTTGGTTAGCTGGCGCCATCTCAAGCCGTGTAGGAACATTGTTGCTATCTCTCGTTATAGCCACGTATGCATTGCCGGTCATAAGCATTTGAGCGACAACACTCTGCCAGAAATTGAACGGCGAGATAAGATTGTTTGGGCGGCTTACTACTGGGTTAAACGGCGTGGGGACGTCAAAATTCGCTGATGCAACGTCTGAGCTAAGCAAGTTTATAACCGCGTATAAATCGCTGTTGTGTAAAGCCGTATGGGCATCAACCAAATGATTCGGCAAGACTTGCCCGCCACTTATGATAAAGCTGGACATGTTAGTCGACGGTATCGTCATGCTACGTGTCTGCTGAAGTCGCAAGTATGGATTAAATATTGCCATTACCTACCACCGCCTTTTGCCTGAGGTGTGGGTGTGGCTAACCAGCCGCAGAATAACAGCGCGATACCTAAGCCAAGCGTCCCAATGATGGTATTAAATAGGTAGAGACTGGTCACAATCGCGACTATACCCGCGGCGAATAACAGTGTCGGTAACCACTGGCGTAATGTTTCCAGTTTTTCCATGCGCCCACCCCCTTTTGTTTACTTATTGTTTTCATTAGCTTACCTCTCATATATATAACGTAAAAGCGCGTCCGTTTTTTGACCTATTTTGACCTTTTGGCGAAAAAAATATGTAGGCTTTAGAAGCCGACATTCATCAGGAACTTATGCCTGTCTTCATCTGACATACCACTGAGGGGTGACTTCTGCTTGTCGCTGGCAAAGTCGGGGTCAATGTCGCTAAACTCATAGATCGCGCGTGACATGGCGTCGATGATGGCGTCCACGGTGTCAATTTTTGCGGTATAACGCTCTTTATCAACTTTCAAGCCTGCTGAATTGCCGACCAAGATGGCGTTTGTCAGCGAGTATTGAACGATTGGGTCATCAGCGTAGTGCACGCGACCCTGCCTCATTGCCTTACCAAATTCTGCCGTCGGACGGTCAAGGTCATGCGCTGTTTGCCTGATAGGCATCATCGGCCACTTATCAATCTGCACCAACTTATCTAATACGTCAGAGCTTGCCCAAGGGTCATAGCAAATAAATTTGACGTCAAGGCGATTACGCTCGATGTAGTTTGCCAACCACGTGACAACAGCGTCGTCGTCGATATAACCCCAGCGATTGCGCGCAATATCACAATAGCCTAGCTGCTCTGCCGCGCGATAGTTTATGCCGTCCTGCTTTTCTTTCTGCTGAATGGAGCCACTGGTGTGATTTAGCGGAATCCAACTGTGCTGCTCGACGTAATAATGCGTTTCACCGGCGAGTTTATACGGGTAAACAAACGCTATCGCCGTGTCATCAGACAGCTTGGATAAGTCAATGCCAATGTAGACTGTTTGACCTGTGACGTCGATTGGTGGCGTGTCAACTACTGCCTTCTGAATGTCATGCGGGTTGAGATAACGATTCTCTTTGGTCTGTAGCCACATGTTTAGATTTTTGTTCACAAACTCACTGATTGAGCCATCGGCCTTCTTCTTGTCTCTTTCGCTTATCAGTGATGGTAACATAGTGTCACCTTTAAGTGACAAGATTGGGTTTGATTTTGTCCATGATGATGGCTGGTCTACCTCTTCTTCACTATCCTGGCTGTAGTTAATTAGCAACACGTCATCTAGTTCTCGCGAGTAGTCTTTCTTCATCGCTTCTCTTGCTAATTTTTCGTCTAGGTAAAAGCTGCTGGTGGCGTCAGGGTAGGCAGTGCTGATAGACCAAAATTGGTGGTCGTAGACTTGAACCTGACCTGATGTAATCTTCCCGATGTTCTCACGAATAACGCCAATCCGGCCATCATCACCAGATTCGTCAGCAACGGCCAAACGAAAGTGGTAGCTATCAAATTGACCACTTTCATGCGACAGGCGCAGCAGCTGGTTCCTGCTCTTTTTGCTTCTAACAACGTCGTCTAGAACCTTAATCTGCTCTTGCTTATATGTGCGCTTAACGTCGCCTAACTCGCCCAAGCGGTCAAAGGTAAGCTGAATGTACCGCCATCCTTTTTTTGATTGTGCAACCACAGGTGCTATATATCCAAGGTCTTGGTTGTACATGCCATCAGACGCAATCAGATAGTCGTAAGCAAGCAGAATGTTAGTAATGTATGTCTTCCCGTTTGTTCGTGCCACAGAAAATTGCACACGATGAAAGCGCCGTTCGCCCTTTTGATTACGCCATCCTTGACTTTCACAAAGTAGTGCCTGCTGCCAAAGCATTAACGGCAAGGGTTTGCCCATGTCTACATCTGGGCAGATAGATGCAAAATTTAGCACCTCATGACACTTGTCAAGGCTGTAAACGTAGTCAAAGTCATTATCGCCAACACGTGTCAGGTCTTGAAGATGCCGCCAGCAGTACAGCTTTATATCCTCGCCAGCAACTATCTCGCCCTCCATAACTTTAAAAGCATATGTAGTCATCGGGTCGCGATACTTTTCAGCGATGACATCGTAAGCGCCATTGTCTCGCTGTTGTTTGTAGGCTTTCTGGACAGACATGTTAGGTTGCGTTAGGTCGTGGTCTACCAATCGTTACCACCTCCCTTTAAAGCCTGCTTGAGCGTAGGCCTGTCATCGTCGTCGTCGTTGTCTAGAACAATACTTGCTCTCGCCTGTGGTGATAAGCCAAGAGCATCTGAAAGCGATTTGATTTTTGCTGTTGCTGAATCCAGAATTGCCGCGGCAGGGTTTTTCCTGCTTCCTACGCTCAATCCATTCTCGTTTATATCTTCATATGCCTGCCTAGACAGCTGTATCTGCTCGCAAAGAGCGATTACCAATGGCTTGTCTACTTGCTTAGCAAGGCCGGCTGCGTTGAGCAGAGGCACAAGCTCCGACCATGCAGAGTAAGCATAACCAGTCAGATACCGTGGAGGCGTGACCTGCAAAGGCTTCATGCCACTTGTCTTCTTTGCTAGTTCCTCGGTTCTTCGGCGTTGATCGGCTCTATCCGCTTGGTCCTGTGTTATTTTCATCTTTCTACCCATTTTGGCTGTACCTCCATTTCTGCTTAATCCACCGTTAACCCTGCTGTGTAGCCATTCGCTTGCACCATTTGAATAACCTATGTGTTTACTTGCTGTACTTTAGTAAGTGCTATAAACGCCTGTATATCAACATTTGTGTCCCGCAGGGTAGGCCTATTAAAACATTTTAATAACTACACATTTTTTGGGCGAGACCCATTCTGTTATGTGCGGTTCTGCTCTCGCTTACGGGGGCGGGGGTTACAGCGGTATTGCCGTTGCTATTTTCGTTATTTTTATAGCATTATCAATAAGCTCTCTCTAAATATTAATGCATAAAGTATTAGCTATGTCTTATGCGATAGCGCTGGCTTATGTCTTTATGTACTCTTCACTTATATAACGTAAGTTGACGTCCGTTTTTGCCGCGGGTATAGCAAAGGGACTAGTCATCTCGGCTAGTCCCTTTGTCCTTATTCTTTAGCTATCGTCACGCTATCATCACGCTATCTGCCACGTGAACCATTATGTTTACGCTATTGCCACGCCGCTGTGTTACTTCTGTTTGCCAACCATCGTCGTATAGCGCCGCCATGACGTCAGTAACGATTGGCCTGTCTATTTGCCATGTTATGTCGCGGTAGTCACCCTCGCTAACACCTTCGTCTATTACGTGCTCCAGCGTGTCTATCTGCCACCTAATGCCTTGCTCAAACTCTTCACTGTCTTTGACCTTGCTTGCTTTCACTTGTTAAGCCTTCTTCGTCGTCGAACTCACGCAATATTCCTAACAAAATTGCCAGAGTCAATAAATAATCTTGTTCACTTTTCTTTGTCATTCTTTTTTCTCTCGTAGAACTTTAGTCCACCAAGGCCTGTCTAGATGCTTTAGCTTGTTGTCACCCTGTGCCTGCTTGCTAATTACTTGCTCTAAACGCGTCTTGCGGTAATGACAGCGATAGCATAACGTCCATAGATTAGCACTATCTAGCGCCTGTCCGCCTTTGCATAACCTTAATGGAATTATGTGGTCAACTATCTTTCTGTCTGTCACAACGTTACCGCAGCTTTGACACGTCGCCCCGTCCCGCGCATAAACTGCGTCTCTTACTGAACGCCACTGCCTCGACCGATAGAATGCTGTTGCCTCTTTGTCCCTCTCGGTTAAGTCATAGGTCTTAGCCTTTTGTGCTTTTATTGACTTAGCCAGCTTACTTCTTCGGTAGTCGTCCTTTTGCTTACGCCATTCTTCCTCGTGCATGCGCTGGTGAACGTCACAATACCGCTGGCTTACCGGCACGATTTGGTGACACAGCGGCTGACCGCACTCGTGTACTATTTGCCTATTATTAGAACGGTAAGTCATCGTCTGATACCTGCACCTCCGCGGCCTTAGACGCCTGGCTTAACCTCTGCGCTAACCTATTAACATCTTGGTCAGTAAGCGCGCTGTTGTCCGAGCGTGACTGGCTGTAAGACTGGCTATTGTTTAGTAAGTAAATATGTTCAACAGTGACCTCAAACCCGTGTTGCTGTTGACCCTGCTTGTCTGTATATGTACTGGTCTTAATCCGACCGCTAATGCCAATCTTGTCACCCTTTTTGCAATACTTAGCTAGTACGTCAGCCTGTCGACCCCACGCGGTGACTTGGATAAAATCGCTATCTTCTTCGCCATCTTTGCCTTTGTAGATTCTTTTGACTGCCAGCAAATTTGTAGCTACGTTGTTACCCTGTCTCGTGTCAAGTGCTAAACGCCCAATCATGTTTACATTGTTCATATTTTTTCTTCTTTCTTCCTATATGTGTGTATGACTATCTGTCTGCTAAAATCTTGTTAATCTCATCTGCTCGCTGATAAGCCCTGTTGACCAAGGTGTAACGATCTTGCCCACTGTGTTCATAGTCGTTCAAAACCCACCCTTGATAAGCAATCGCGGGTGTGTCAGCCAAATTGTTTAACACCTGTGTGTCTCGCCTGTCATATATCCAACTTGCTAACTCGCTATCATCTTTGCCATCTTCGACCAGCTGGGTAAACTCGCGGAGTAATATCAGCTCTTTAATCAGCCGGCTGTCTTGTCGTGACGCCATCAGGCCCTGCGTCCGTACTGGGTGAGAGTGGCAGTAACTGACCACCTTCCTCAGCTTGGCTATAAACTGCTTGTCTGACTGATTAAAGTCTTCCATCGTCTGCTCTTTACCAGCCGATAAAACGCTGGCTACCCATGCCCTCGTCTGACTATTGGTGAATAATGATGGTAATAGCTCAATGACTCGCTGTAAGTCATCGTCTGAACGCTGTGCTGGGTCTAAGTGGATAAAGTCATCGTGGACGGATGGAGATAACCGTTGCGCCTTTTCAGTCTCAATATTGGCTTGGTGCCGGCACCTCCGGGCAATGTCTTTGCGGGCAAACTTTAGCTTGCTTTTAAGCTGTATGTCATCAGCGGTGATAGCTTGTTGTATGTCTTCGTCTGTCATTGTCGCGAGCCGGTGGTCTAATAGCTCGATTAATAGCTCGTGACTAGCATCTGGACGGCTGACATTAAGCTCGCGCGCCAACTGCTTAGCGTTTGACTGAAAAGCCGGCCATGTCGTCAGCTGGGTTATCGTCTTATCGTTTATCATTGTTGCGTTTAACTTCATCTATAACCCCTTGTGTCAGCATAGAGGCGGCGCCGTATACCAGCGATAGTAGCCAATAAGTATACAGGCTTGACCAGCTTATCGGCAATATGTGACTGGCGACTAAAATCATCATGGTGATGCCGACGGCGTACAGCAAGTTGGGGACGTCAATTCGTACTTTTTTCATTTGCATTTACCTTCTATCAATGTTATTGTATAATTGGTATATTTTAGACTTTTTCATTTAGGCAAAAATGAAAAGTGTAACCACCGGCACTAGGCAAGCTATACTCGCCTCGGCAAATGCCGCGAACCGTTAGGTAAGACAAGCCGGTCGCCGATGCCGCCGCGCTAATCGACTGGTACTGCACACGCTCGCCTGTGATAACGTTGATGGCAACAACGGGGTACTTGCCAGACTTGGCCGAACGCTTGCGCAAGTTGTCTTGGTGGGATAACCATCGCAGGTTGGAAACGCGATTGTTAGCCTTGATGGCGTCCTTGTGGTCAATGTCGGACAGTGATAGCGGATTCATCAGCCATGCAAGCCCGACGAGGCGGCTTACTGTTGTTGTAGTTTGGCGTCCGTCATCGCGAAGGACAGTAACAACGGAGTAACCGCCGTTGTTAGTGTGCTGTGTCAGCATATGACCAGTGTCGCTACGGCGAATAACGCCGGAATAACTTGCCTGATAGCTGCTGAAAGGGGCCGGGCATGGACGCCAGCCTGCACGGCTGTTTGCCAGTTTAAATAGATACGTCATCGTTGTGTCGCTTTTAGGTGCTGTCATTAATAATTCTGCATATGTGTTTGTCATGATGTTTCTCCTCTTTTGTCTTTCTACTATTAATTATACAACGTTTTGATAGTTTAAATTGTTTAGTCGTTAGCTATCGCTTTACATACACTAATTTAGTATTCAGCTCGATATTTTAGGCTATTTTATTGATTTGTAACACAAATGTAATATTTGCTGGCTTACCGGCGGCACACCTACGCACAGATACGAAAATTGGTATACCCCTACTTTTTTAAGCCTGTCACAAGGTTAATGGCATTAACTCGCTACTTTCCCAAGGCTTTGACCCTTTCTATACCAATCTTGTTCCACTTGTTCCACCCTTATTTCAAACAAAAAATCGAGTGGGGTAGACAGCACGTGTGCCGTAGTAGCACCTGCGTTACCCCCCGCTATCCAGAATTGTTGGTAAAATCAATGGGACAAGCGGGACAAACGGCTGTATCCCTTGTGGCTGTAAGGCTACGATGTTCCACGGCTGTCCTATTTGTCCCACTTGTTTCGGGACAGCAAAAAAAGAGGCAGTCATCGCTGACCGCCCCTGCTCTGATCATTTAGTATGATGGAACCAGCCGAAAAACAGGTTGCCAATTAAGCCATCAAAGATAGGATCATGACGCGTATTCTTACTTTCATAGTTATGCCCCGCCTTAGCCGCTTCAAGCTCCACCTCATATGGTGTTTCGTGATGCTTAGGGTGAGCACCTTCCTTACGTACTAAGGAATAGATTACCCCGGTGGGCCCAAAGAATACCAGCTTGTCACCAATCACATGGCCTTTGTTCTTCATGGTGAAGTCAAAGTCTACCCCCGATTCGTCTTCAGGGTTGGCCACCGCGTAACCTAGCTTAGTTACTTGTCCATAGCTGTATACAACTTTATCTTCGCTATCCTTATATCCTGGAATAACGTAACCCCGTTTAAAGTCACGCGTAATATTCATAGTAGTCTACCCCTTGTCAGTTAAACTATTCTTTTCCCCCGCGCGGGTCCAGTCAAAGGTCACCCCGCGGCCTCCCGCGTATACTTCTAGCTTATCCGTGGTATCATCACCAATCATCGCGGCGAACCAGTTGTCGGGTACCTTGTTGATAAACTTGATACCGTCGTTGGTGCTCTCACAGTACCCGTAAACCGCGGCAATTAGCATGTAGTCGTCATCGGCGTACACCCAATAGGGATACTCGCGGCCTTGCAAGTGCATATACTCGTCAAGCACTTGCCCGGTAACACTCGCCCTATCAATCAGGTACAGCTGCTTAATGTCATCCAGGATAAAGCTAATCTGCTGAGAAATAAGCTCAAGATATGCAAGGCGCTTCATGTCTTCTGTTGCTTCCAGCATCTGGTATGCCAACGGTTTTACCACGTCATAATACTTGACCCGGTTGTGCTCATCAGTTACCCAATCGCTTACGTCTGTTACGTCGTGACTATACAATGCTTTCATGATGATACCTCAAATTCGTCTCCATGCCATTATTATAGTGCCAGCGGACATTTTTTGCTACCATCTGTTAAAAAAGCACAGCGTCCGATTTGTTTGTCTCACTGATTTACCTCGCTTTATGCTTGAGGAGAGCATTTACACGCTTCATCTGCTCAATGTCGGCTACCAGCTTCTCGCGGCACTGCAACAGCGCCTCCCTAGAGTTGCTTACAATCACCTTGCCCTGCTTGGCGGAATTATTGTACCCGTCTAGGTCGTACCCGTAGCTCTCAGCATCTTTGATCGTCAGCTTTTCCATCTCTAGCTGCGACGATACAAGCAACTGGTCTATGTGCCGTACCGCTGTCTTTTGCGAGCTGTCTTCCAAGGCTTGGACGGTCTGTGACAGTGTCCTTAGCGACACAATAGGCTTGTTACTACTCCCACGGCTATTGTGTAAGGCTTTCATCATGTCGTACTCGCTTTTTGTCGCCCCTGCGGTGATGTCGGGGAAAAAATCCCGCGCATATGTCTCGCCAACTACCTGCACAATTTGTTCGTGAGACGGGTGTACGTTGAGATTCAGCTCATAATTATCTGTAAGTTGCCGCCAGTTGACGTTTTCAAATCTTTCAATCTTAAACAGCGAGTATGACGCCAGGAGCCGACCGTTGACGTTCAAATGCAAATAACCCTTGCCTTCTTCTGCCAGTTCTTCCTCTTTTGCTAATCGCAAGGCGCCTGTAATCCGCAGGTAAACCACGGCGTTATACACCTTTCGCTCTGTTGCCGCCTGTGGGCGCTCAAGTAGTTGCATCAGGTCCTTGACGCGGATATAGACATAGTTACCTTTTGTAAGCCCCAACTGGTGACCTTTAATTTGGTTAACTAGTGACAACTGTAAAGCCTTGTAGACGTCACATAATAGCTTTTTATCCTCACGTCGGGGGTCAAACTTGCCATAGGGAACGAACAACGCCTTTGCCTGCTTGTCATGCTTGAGTGCGGTTTCAAATTTGCTCAAATTGTCGCTCGCTAATTCTACCGCTTCGCTGTAATCTTCTCGGTGAACAATCTCAGGTAAAAATGTTGACGTGAACCGAGGCAGGCTGCCAACGCCGCCAATTACGTCTACCAGTGCTGGCGTCGGGTTAGTAGTAAAATTATGCCCATGCAGAACTAGGCTATCGCCGGACCGGTCCTCGCGTAGCCCCGTCAGCTTGCTAACAAAGTGAGTGGACCCCGTGAGGCCAATCAGACTTGATTTCACTTTTGTGAATCTGATGTTGTGCTGGGTCAGCTTATCAACCTCGCCTAGTCTGTCTGTCCAATCTGCCCAATCAACTTTTTCGCTCTTGTTCATTTATGCTCTCTCCATTTCTTACTCTCTACTATTAATTATACGCTTCTTTGATAGATTCAAAGATTTATGCTCTACCTAATCAATATGGTATACACTCTCAAATGTAAGCGTAGTTTTCAAAAGATGGTACAAAAGTATTACCGCATCTAGGTCTAAAGTCGTAGACGCGACGTTGAAATTGGCACAAAAAAGTGCGAGTTTTGATATTTCAAAAAAACAGGCTAGAAACGCCGTTATGTCAACGTGTAAGCGCTTTATTAGGTAGAAAAAGTCACCCTAATAAGAACTATAGAGAGGTGTCGCTTGGTCGCTCCACTCTCATCGTTCAGATGCTAGCAATACGCCTTTCGGCTTGTCGCTATCACTCCAAGTCTCACACAGGCGTGTAAAGCTGGGGTACTGTTCTTGACCTTAAAACGCTCAGAGAGCGAATGGTCTTAATAACCTGAAGCGTAAGCGTAAGGTTGGGGCTTGAGCGACCCTTCGCTCACGATGGTGAAAGTGAAATGAAGCGTAGCGAATTGAACTGAGGGCGAGTAGCCCTATGCACTTCATATACTGTATAGCTTAATGATGGCTTATGTCTTACAGTACCCTTTGGTTTACCCTAGCTTATACTCAGTTTCGCTTGCGCTCAACGGCTATCGCCCCACTTGCTTCGCAAGCGGTGCCCTATGAAGCTGTGATCAGCTTCAGCAACGGTGCGTCATCAAAAACCGATGCGCACTAAAGAACTGAAAACCTACGCTTCGCTTCTGTGATGAAAAGTAAGCTAAAGTATTACCACAGTATTACTGGTCTTAAGCTGAAAAGCGTATAGTCTAAAGATACCATTTAGCACAGTACGTTTTACCACAGTATCCGAGCGGAGCGATAGCGACGTGAGACTGTGATTATACCCTAGCTTTACCCTAGGTATTACCACGGTATTACCACGGTATTACCCTAGGTATCACCTCAGTTACCACAGGCGTACCTAGTGGGGACTGCAAAAGGGCGGTATTAGCAGGTTGTCTGTGTCTTGCTCACCTTTTCACTATATACATGTACACGCCGCCGTCCCCTCGCCGTGTGTTCAGCCGGCTGTATGCCCACGCAGTACCCATGTGATGCTCATACGTGCGTTCTAAGCCGTTTTAGACCTGTATGGTGAACTATGCCGGAGGTCACTTGGCGGGCTTATACGCGCTTATATGCGTCTATTTACTCGCGTGGATAGCAATCAGGTGTTACTGCCGCGTTTAACTGCATTACAGCAAGGCGTCACCGCGTGAGTACCCCTAGAAGGCTCATACTGGCGTTATAAGCCGTTTTAATCATCGATGGTATAACTTCACGCAGTATCACCTTGGCCTCACCAGCGGGGTCATACGTGGGCGTACAGCCATGTATATCTGCGTGGCGTACCACTGGCGTACAAAAAAAGTACCCCACGTGGATCATAACGGGGGTACAGCCTGCTGGCGGTAATGTTATTTTATTGGGTCTACACTTTCTAGTGTTGGAGATATTCTCCACGCTGAAGGTGCAGATCCTTTTTTATAACAAAAAAAGGGCATCAACCCTTCACCTATGCTATGCTCTAAGCGTCCAAACCAAAAACAAGC